GGAGTAAAATCAGCATGGGGCAAGAATGCAAACAACTACCGGAGCTTATATCCGTGGAATTGCCGTGTTGGTTGTCCATATCAGTCAATCTGCCAAGCGGAGCTTCGTGGGTACGACGCTGATGCCATTAGGGAGAGGGAGTACGTGAAGAGGGCCACAAGAGTTGAAGGAGAAACAACAAAAAACGCACTTATACCTGCAACCTGACTTAGGTATGTCTCCGTGGCCAAGGAGTGGGTCTTCCTTGGCCTCTGGAGCTCTCGGCGTATGTTCGGGCATATTCGAGCTTCGAGGCCAAGGAAAGCCAAAGGAGAAGGCATGGGAAGCACTAAGCACAAACAGAAGAAAAAGAAGAGGCATGGGAGGCAGATTGCCGAAGGTACAAGAGTACCCAGAGAGAAGATTCAAAAGACTCCGTATATCGGATACCGTAGGGTGAAACTGTCCGAAATGAATGTTGAGGATGTAAGGCGCATTATTGAACTAGTTAAGGATATTAAGATATGAAAAACACAACATACCCGTGTAAGGGGTGCACTAACAGATACGTAGGATGTCATTCCGAATGTGGAAAGTACATTGAGGTAAAAAAGAGGGACATGGAGAGAATGGTTACACAGAACAGAGACAAGAAGATAGACGATGCCATATACGATTTGAAGTACAACAGGGTAAAGTCGTTGAAACATGGCCACAAGTGACAAGAGATTACTTGACCGATGTTTGCGGTGCATGGTATAATGGAGGTCGAAAGGAGGTTCATATGGATTCTAAAGAAGAATTTATCAGAATCGCAACACAAAATATTGAAAGAGCAGGGATTGTAGACTTGCTCGAATGGATGGAGAAGACGGACTTTTACACAGCCCCGGCATCCACCAAGTACCACGGCGCGTTTGAGGGTGGACTGGCAGTGCATTCTCTCAATGTGTTTACACAGTTACATTATCTTGCCGGGTTTTACGGTCTCGGTGAGGATGACGGAATTGCCAACCCGGATGAATCTATCGCTATTACAGCTCTGTTCCATGATATATGTAAAGTGGGGTGCTACAAGACTGATATGCGGTGGAGGAAAGACGCCAACAACAGGTGGGAGCAGTACCCGACATGGAAGTTCGAAGAGGACTTTGCCTATGGCGGGCATGGGTCCAAATCAGTATTCTTGATTCAGTCCTTTATGAAGCTGACTCCGGAAGAGGCTTCCGCCATCAACTGCCACATGGGACAGTGGGAGGCCACGCAGTATGGAAACCCGTCAACGGTATTTGAACGCAACAAACTGGCGTGGCTTCTGCACGTAGCGGACGAAGCGGCAACGTACATTGACAAAACCTAAAGGAGGGTAGAACATGGTAAAAGGAATGGCAACATGCAAAGTTTGCGGCAGGGACTTCCCACTTATTGCGGAAGAACACTACGTAGCAAGGAACGTTGAAAAGACGGGTATTATCCCGGCTATAAGCGGACAGGAAGAGGCTACACAGTACGATGCGTTTGACTGCCCGCATTGTGGATGTCAGAATGTAATGCAGGAAAGGAAAGTTACCTGCCCCTGTGACTACGGTATCTGTGACGAGTGCGATCATCCGGGGGAAGAGACCGAAGATCACGATGGTTGTTTTGGTTGTTTATATGAAGATGTAGAAATGGGGGAGTATCCGTGCAATGAATGCATGAGTGGCTATACGGACAAGTGGGAACGGAAGGGAGAAAGCGAAAAATGAGTGATGGATATCTTATTACTCCGCAGATGTTTGTTAACAAGATCAACGCTTTAATATACGGGGACCCCGGTTCCGGAAAAACGCATCTTGCAGGTACTGCACAGGATGTACCGGAGATGGCGGACGTTCACGTGTTTAACATCGATGGTGGTATCATGACGTTGGCTCAGCGTGGAGATATTCACGCGACTGACATTCATTCAGTAGACGATTTGGAGCAGGAACTGTTTAAGATTGTCAACAAGGACCCGAAGTATGCCAAGACCAAGACAGTCGTAATTGATAACATTACCGAACTGCAGACGTTAGCACTGGAGAGCCTGACTACACAGCAGTTCGCTGAGAGACGGAAGAAGAACAAGAATTACAGCGTCGATGAGGTTTATCTGGAGGACTACGGAGTGGCAGGCAAGAGATTAGCCCGCATCCTTCGAGGGTTTAGAGACCTCCCGATTCACGTGCTCTATATTGCGCATAAAAAAGATAAGATGCGGCAGGGCACCAACACTCTGGAAGAATCGAAGCCGAACATGACCGAGAAACTCGGAACTGCCATCATGGGGTACATGGATTATGTTTGGTACCTGTACACAGCGGACGAGATGATTGGGAATGAGGAAACTGGGTATCATACCGAGACCCATAGATACATGCTCACTCAGCCGATGAACAATTATGCGGCCAAGACCAGAGGAGCAGAATTTGCTCGTAATCTGGGGACTGTAGTCAAAGACCCTACGTTCCCTCAGATCATGAAGATATACAAAGACACTTATTTAAAGTAAAAGGAGGAAGTAACAATGCAAACTAACAACCCATTTATGCCACAGCCCCAGATGTCCGGAGCGGCCGCTACTACAGGAGCAAGGCCTATGCCGGGAGCACCCACTGGAGGGTCCATGGCAGACAACTTCGAAGTTGACCTTACCGATGTTCAGTCGAACAGCTTCACCATACCGGACGGTAACTACCGGGTAAAGTGCGTTGACGTCGAGCAGTCAGTTTCCAAGGGTGGCAACCCGATGTTCGTATGGTCCTTTGAAGTATCAGAGGGTCCGCACACCGGATTTCAGCTTAAGGTCTTTACTGCTATTACTCCTGCCGCTATGTGGAAGGTTGCAGAGACTGTCATCGCCCTTGGCGTCGGACAGACAGGTTCTGTAGTCAAATTTAAGAGAACCGACGTGGTGGGGAAAGAATGCGGCGCATTGGTAGAGACAACCGAATACAACGGCAACAACCGGAGCCAGATCTCCAAAGTGATGTCCCTTAAGGAGTTGGCAGAAAGCAGGGCATAATGCTGATTGATACGGTCGAAAAACTGGAGGCAATAAAGCCGTCACTATTAGCCTGTATGGACCCGACTGTTGATACCGAAACTACCGGCCTTTCCATCTTCGGTAGCGCAGAGCGCAATCGGGATGTAATTATTGGGTATGCTATTCATGACGGACAGGAGGCTTACTACCTCCCGTTCCGCCACAAACAGGGGAAGAATCTACCGATGGGGTGCCTACATTTCCTGAGGAAGTACCTGTCGGACCCGAATCGGACCTACGGCGGGTGGAATTATAACTACGACCTGCACATGATGGCGGCATCTGATGGAATTGACATAGCCCCAAATTTTGAAGATGCTATGTTGGCCCTGCATCTAGTCAATGAGAACGAGCCGAACTTCCGACTCAAAGACACGGCAGACAGATATCACATCGGAGACGGTTCTTTACAGGAGTCAATCTTGGAGGACAAGGTTTTCGAAGAATGCCAGAGACTTGGGCTCGAATGTTCGAGGTCGAAAAATGCGGCAAACAACACTAAATCTATGATGTATGTGTTGAGGCCGGAGGATGTCGAGCCTTATGCATGTGATGATGTTAGGCTCACCAGACAGCTTCTGGATCTTCTGAAACCCGCGCTTAAGCAGTCCGGCCTGTACGATCTGTGGAAACAGGTAAACTATTACTCATACATTATATGCAAGATGGAACACGTGGGGATGCATATTGATCCCGGGATCATTTCAAGGTATCAGAAAGAAGCAGAAGAGAAGTTTGCCGATGCTCAGCGCAGACTTAACGAGGCGGCAGGAGTTGAACTCAATCCTAATAGCAGTAAAAAGGTATGCGAATTTCTAGGAGTTTCGTCCTCATCTGCTGAGGTGCTACAGAATGTGATTGATGCGGGTGGCAAAGATGCCGAGAATGCGAAGCTTGTGCAGGAGGCCAGAGGTTGGAAGTCTGTAGATAGCAGGTATTATACACCGTATCTTAACGCCATGGATAAGGATAACTGTCTGCACTGCAATCTGAACCTTATTGGTACATACACTGGCAGACTTTCCTGCTCAAATCCTAACCTGCAGGCGGTAGCTAAATCAACGGAGGTCTTCAAGGTCAAGGACGTGTTCACAGCAAGGCCGGGATACCTTATGATTCAGGCCGATTATAAGCAGGCAGAGATGAGACTGGTGACTCACTACACCAAAGATCCATTGATGAAGGAGTTGATTGAGAATGATGCAGACTTACACTCAGAAACTGCTAATAGACTCGGAATCCCCAGACAGGCCGCTAAACGCCTCAATTTCTCTGTCATATACGGGATCGGGGCCAAGCATTTATCTGAAAGCCTACGAGTCGATCTTCCCGTTGCTAGAGAATACCTTGAAAAGTATCACGGACTCTACCCCGGATTTCGAAAGCTTATGTATCAGTGTGAAGATTTCGCCAAAGAATACGGATACATCGAACTCTGGACCGGACGATTAAGACACTTCAACGTACCGGAGGCGGATCCTCATAAGGCCATGTCCAACTTGATACAGGGTGGGGTTGCTGAAATAGTCAGGGTGGCAATTTCGAGGCTCTTTCCCGCCATGTCAGATATCGGCGGTCGGATGCTTATGCAGGTCCACGATTCTGTAATATTCGAGGTCCCGGAAGAGCAGATAAACGTAGCACTTCCTACCATTCAGTTTATTATGGAGGACTTTCCGGATTTCGACCCCAAGCCCGGGGTGGATGTGGAATTCGGATACTCATGGGGCTTATTCCAACGTTGGAGTGGAGAGGAGGTAGACATTAATGCCTTACCGAGACCCGGAGCAAGCTAAAGCTTATCGAGCTAAGTATTACCAAGAAAATAAAGAAAGAGTAAACGCATGCAATCGGGAGTGTTACCAAAAGCATAAGGAAGAACGAAGAAAATACGCGCGTGGCCGGTATGCTAAGTATAAAGAAGTTATAGACGCTCGTAATCGCGAGTATGGTCAAAAACACAAAAACGAACGAAAAGGTTATTTTCGCGAACACGCTCAAGAACATAAGTTTCCTTATCATAAAATCTTAGAAGAAGCGGGTAGAAAACGAGTGTGTGAATTTTGTGGAGCTACTGAAAACATACACACCCACCACAAGGATTTAAACCATAGCAACAATGAATTAAACAATTTACAGTGGCTTTGTGGTAGTTGTCACAGCAAACTGCATAACGAACTACGAAAGGAGGAACACGCAACATGATAATAGCGGTCGATTTCGATGGGGTCTTATGTCGGAACAAATTTCCGGAGATAGGACCTCCGAACTACGAGGTGGTGTCTCTGGTGAAAGAACTGATAGACAGAGGACACGAGGTGGTGCTGTGGACTACACGGAACGGAGAGGAGCTTACTGCGGCAGTGGATTGGTGTGCTGACAGGGGCCTCCATTTCTGTAATGTGAATGGACCGGCCCCAAGCAACGAGGAAGAGTACAGAGGAAAATATGCTACACAGAGCAGGAAGATATATGCAGACGCATATATCGACGATCACAACGTGGAGTATGTTGGGTCCGGTGGAGACGCAGGATACAACAACATGATCAGGTACATCAAATCTTTGAAAGGAAGGAAATAGTATGGAAAGAGGAAAACTTACAGTATTGGTTGGCGGTCAGTACGGCAGTGAGGGAAAAGGGGCTATCGCGTCCTACGTCGCAAATGAGTATGACGTGCACATCCGGGTTGGGTCTCCGAACGCAGGACACACGATTTACTGGAAGGGTGCAAAGCATGTGATGCAGTCGATCCCCTGCGGATGGATCAACCCCAACGCGACAATCATCATCGGCAGAGGCGCGCTTCTCAACATGAAGCAGTTCATGAAGGAGTTGGTGCACATCCTCCAGTATTACCCCGATTTTCTTAATCGGCTGGTGATTGACCCCAAGGCTGGAATCTTGTCGGAGAAGTTTCACGAGCAGGAGGGTGGAACCGAGGGAGAAATGCACAAGCGTATCGGATCCACCGGTGAGGGTGTCGGACCTGCAAGAGAGGCGAGAATCTCCCGGGACCCCGACAATTTCAAGCTCTTTGAGCAGGTGGCTGAGGAATACGGGCTGGAGGATTGCATCGTTTCCAACACTCCCGAACTCGTGGCAAGGATGCAGGATCTCGGCAAGAACATTCTGATCGAGGGAACACAGGGATCCGGGCTTTCTCTCCTGCACAGCCACTGGCCATACTGCACCAGTATCGACACCAATGCGGCAGGAATCATTTCAGAGGTCGGCATCGCTCCGTCCCGCGTGACGGACGTTATCATGGTGGTGAGATCCTACCCCATCCGCGTGGCAGGAAATTCTGGCCCCATGCAGAACGAGATTTCTTGGGAAGAACTCGACCGGAGACTTGGGAAGGACATCACCCCGGAGAAGACCACTGTTACCCACAAGATCCGGAGAATTGCGGAATGGGATGACGATCTGTTCAAGCAGTCCTGCCTGCTGAATGCGCCGACCGAGATCGCGCTGACATTTGCGGACTACATCGACCCGGCAGTAGCGGGAGTCACAACACAGGAAGAAGTATTAGCTTCAAAGAAGATTGCAGACTTCTTGAACGAACATGATCTGCTTGGTCGCATCAATTATATTGGCACAGGGCCGGATACGGTAGTAGACATCACTTTGAAGAAGGAGGATATGTAATGGCAGTAAGATACGTTAACTTTGAACTTGGTAAAGGGGCGAAAGCCCCTTACAAGAAACACATAGGAGACGCAGGGTGGGATCTATATGTAAGCAGAGATTGCGACATTCCTCCGGGAGAGACCGTGGATGTACATACAGATATTAAGATCGATATGCCTCCATACCTGTATGCAAGAATAGTAGGGAGATCGTCTACACTGAGAAAACACGGCCTATTGGTGAATGAAGGTATTATTGATAACGGATACACCGGAGAGCTCTTTGTAGGGATCCACAACATGACAGAAGAAACATTCCATGCTAAAAAGGGTATGAGACTTGCTCAGGTCCTCTTCCATAACATAGAAGATGTAAGGTGGTCGCAGGTGGATGAAGTGAAGGCGGGTCCCGGCAAACGTGGAGAAGATGGATTCGGCAGTACAGGAATATAGGAGGTAGTTATGCACGAATACGAAACTGGAGCGGTCAGAGAGGACAAGACAGGAAAAGGCAGATGCGATCTTCTTCCGATGTGTGCATTACTTAGATTGTCCAAGCATTACGAGGCAGGTACTGCAGAGCATGGGGAGCGTAATTGGGAGAAAGGCCTCCCAATGCATAGTTTCTTAGATTCCGCAATTCGTCACCTATTTAAGTACATGGATGGTCAGATAGATGAAGACCATCTGTGTGCGGCGGCATGGAATATTCTGTGCGCGATGTGGACCGAAGAGAAGAAACCGGAGATGCAGGACATCCCCGCGCGGATTGGGGTATTAAACATAGGTAACGGATCATATATTAAAGAGCCGTTATCATACGCTGACGTGCATGATATAGTAGAAGAAGATTAGTCAGGACACCGCTTCCTTTGCTCTTCCTTGGCCTTGGCATACCGACCCGGTATGTCAGGGCCATTACGGTATCAGACGCCAAGGAAGGGCCAAGAAGAGGCCAAGGAGAAATATATGTCTGATAGGGATAGACGACTGGAGTACGCATCAGTAGTTAAGCCAATCTTGGAATACCTCAACTCCATACCGGGAGGAAAGGCAATAAATATTCATGGTGGGGTGTATACTGAACGGGGAACTCCCGACATCGTAGGGTGTATAAATGGCAGAATGATAGTATTCGAGTGTAAAAGGGACGAAAACGAGGAACCTACACAAATACAAAAATGGCGACTATCCGAATGGATAGCCGCCGGGGCCGTAGTCGGTAGCGTATCAGACCTGTGGCAGGTCCAAATGACGCTTTATATGATGGGGGTATTATAAAGAGTCTAACTTCCTAATTACACTAGCGTACAGCCGGGGGTTAATTACGCTGATAGTAGTCATGAGTTCATCTACTACTGGTAAGACGTTTTCAACACCAAGACGGTATACGGCCTCTGAAAATTCTGTACCACTATTATAATTTACAGTTGGTTTATCTTCCTGCGGGGCCGGTGCGAACGAATACCCTTCGTTTTCCGGAGTGCCAAACATGTGATGTCTTATAGTATAGAAAGCTGCCAGTTTGATACAAGTACTTGCATTTGGATTTCTTTGACCCTCACATTCGGCAATGGCCTCCTGTAAATCTTTTTCGGTAATCACAAGAGGCCACCTCCTTACATTTCACGCATTAACTCGCGCATCTTAGTTTTGATACGTTCGTTGGGTGCGCTCTCGATCATTTCTTCGAATTCCATGCGGAAGTCTTCACCTTCCATGGAATATCCACCTGCATACGATCCGTACTGGTTGGCACCACCACGTCTTCCGCCTCCGCGGCCACCGCGGCCACCGCGGGCATAGGAACCGCCACGAGTGTACGGACCGTCTCGTCTATCGTCCATGGCGTAGGACCCGCCCATCATGCTGTACTCGCTGTCTTCCCACATCTCATCAGCCTTGAGCAGGTTCTTCTTCATATGGGCCAAGGTGTCACCGTACTGGATCTCGGCCATAGAGAGTTTGCCCTCTTTATCCGCTTTTCGCTCCAGTTCCTCTAATTCGTCGCAAATGTATTCGATAAGTTTATGCATAGCATCCTCCCTTCTAAGCAATCCGCGTAATTGTTAAGTTAGCGTTCTGCACTTCAATTACCGGAGCAGGTGTTACCATAGGATCAGTGGTAGCGGGAACTGCATCCACGCTGAGACTGAAACAGCAACATCTAGGTACCTTAATAATTGCAGTACTGGTTACGTTGCCAAATTCCTCGACTGCCGCGGGTGTGAAAATGGCCCTGCTAGTCAGTCTAGGTTCTCCATTAACGGCAATAGCAACCGCAATTGGTGTTATTACCGCTCCCTCAGGGAGAGCAATGTTTCCGTTAAACGTTACTTGATATTGCGCAAAGCAATTACACGGACTGTTGGAGTTGGCACCCTTGAGGATAAAATTCCCGGTGTTGCCCTCGTGATACACATTACCACGATTGCAGGGAATAGATGTATCAAACAGGATGGGCGCATTGAGCGCCACCTCCTGAATCGGGTTATACAAAAATTCACAAGCCATGCCGCACCTCCTAATTAAAAGTTACTGCCGCCACATCCACAGCCACCGTTGTTGCAAGTAAAGATGGGAGTTCTGCCGTACACAGGCGTAGACGGGACAGGACAGTTACTCAGCCTGTTATACAGAGCGTCAACCTCATCATTGAGCCCCTGCTGAAATACTGCAGTCTGAGCCGCCTGAGATGCCTGCATCGTAGCGATATTAAGCTGATTCTGCAGACCAACGTTCTCACGCTGAGCCTGTGCAAGCTGACCCTTAACACCGTCAAGTTCAAGTGCGCACAGCTTGTCAAGGATCGCCTGAGTGCCGCGAGTCTGGTTCTCGATGATGTCACGAGTGTTGTTGGCATCTGCAAATCTGGTCTGGTTTCCTTCGCTCTGAATGACGTTCTGAGTCTGGCAATTTGCAAGGCGGTTCTCACAGCAACAGTCAGCGAACTGTGAGGAAAGACCGTTAAAGCCCTGAGACATGGCGGTCTGCATACCGAACGCCTGATTCATGCTCGCCATTTGCCTGCCGTTTGCGGCAATCTCTGCCTGAGCGAAGCCGTTAGCTACACCCGCGTTTACTCCTGCGAAGCCGTTGCAAAGCTGTGTGGAAATGTCGCTAATGCCGTCTCTAATAGAAGTGATGCCGTTGTTCAGCATCTGGTCGCGGAAGCCGCTGTTTGTAACCTCTGCCTGATTCATCCACGGATAAAGCATTGCGCCGTCAGCCGCAAAGCCGCCCATTCCTGCGCCGCCAAAGCCGCCGAAACCCCAACCGCCACCTGCAATAAGCAGAAGCAGGATAATCCAACCCCAGTCACCGCCGAAGCCACTTCCGAAACCGCCGTTTCCACCTCCATACATAGGAGCTACGGGCATCACCATTCCGTTTCCATTTTCATCTGTAAGTGCCATGTTAAATTCCTTCCTCCGATATCTTTTATCGGTAAGCGGCTATTCTCTAAGCGAATAGTCGGTTTATATTCTTAAAGCGCGCGCTGCTTTAATTCAATTATTTTCTTCCAAGCATCTGCATAACCATTTTAAATCGGTTATTGCCTATTTGCCCAGACTGAATAAGCCCGTTTATAATAGACTGCGGGTTGTGGATATCTACACCTTGAGGAATATTAATTCCTCTGCGTTTCATAAAAGCAACCGGGTCATTTTTCAGTTGCTGCATCATTTGCTGAGGATTTTGCATTTGCGGCTGTTTGTCCAAAGAATTAAAAAGATCACTCATCTTTTTCTTCCTTTCCGGATTTCATAATTTCTGCAATCCTTCTCTCAAATTCTTCTCGGGTCACATAATCTACTTTTTGGGTTTCTTGAGGCTTTGCTTCTTCTTTAGCGTACTTAATCAGAGTACTTTGACCATTTGCATAAGCTGATTTTATGTATATGGCGGAGTCATCCTTGGTCATCATCATCTGTGATTGGCCGGTTCCCACTGGAAAATTAACAGCATCATCTCTACCGTTAATTTGCACGATCTCGGCATGAATAGTCGGAGGGGTCATCATCTGGGCGGTACCCACATTCTGCTGTTGTGCGTTCTGCTGAGGATACTGGAACTGTTGCGGATAGTATTGAGGATAATTTATTGGAAATCCATTATTGTATATTGCCATAATTAGTCCTTTCTATACCATACATAGACCGGTATTTCGTTACTACTGTCCCAAGAGTCATACAAATTTCCATCTTTAATTGTTGCAACATGTCCGCCGAACCCGAGAACGTATACACCACGCGGATGATCGTATGCAAAGTCTCCGGCAGTATAGCAGTCTGGACATGAATTTGGAATTGATGATCTGTAAAATCCGTTTCTTCTTAATACTGCCCCCCATACGCTGTCGGAAGATGGCATATCGCCCATTGCGTATCCGGCATCGGATACCATCGTATACGCACTCTCCCAATCTATATTAAGTGCCTTTGCTACTGAGCGAATGGCGCAGTCACCCACATTTCTGCCAGTTGGGTTGGGGTTATACTTTATCCACATGATAAACGCTTTCCATAAAGACTACAAAACATTTTAAATCAAACAAAGACAGGTTTCTCACAAAATCAAAACATAACTGTTCTGCTTTCTCTCGTGTATACCCACATTTGACAAGTCTGTTAATGTATTCCGGCATCTTTGTTACCTCTCTATATAAATTCTAACATACAAAAATCCCCTCGGCAATGAAACCGAGGGGAAATTTTCGTACATATTTATTTTACATGAGAGAAAATAATAGTTTCGGACCTATACACGATATTTTTGATCTGTCTGGTGGACATTCCAAACTCTTCGGCTATCCTTTCGTATGTAATCCCGTCCAATAGCCTTCTTTTTAGAATTTCCCTATTTCTCTTCTTGAATACCCACTCATCAATTAGTTCTTCTATTTCTGATCTTGATAAGTCTTTCATGTTTTCTTTTTGTTGCGCCGATCTCTAACTCTACCGGTTCCTCGGCACATGTTGCACTGAATATAACCAGAATTTCCACCTGTTTTTCTGCGCCTGCCTCTTGTAGTAGACTTAATCGTCTGCCTCACTCGTGCCATAGATATCACCTATCCCAGTGATGTTTGCGTCTCCATCACCAGTGTCAATGTCTTGATCTACGCTCTGTGATGTTTCGTAAACTTCCCATTGACTCTCGCAATAAAGCCAAGCCGCATTACTGCCAACAAAGGCAATGAAGATTATTATGCATAAAACCCATAAACGATTAATAGTCCTCTCTTGCCTAGCTACAATACCCTCGTGCACGAAATACGGAACGATCTTGTCTGATCCGTCTAAGTCATTCATAATTGCTACCTCCTACATCCATTATACCACATATTGACGGTACTGGTGAATAGACTTACAAAAGCGGGAGGGACCTTTATCCCTCCCGCCAAAACCCACTGGCCCCGGGACCATTAGAGGATTTTGTCTATTCTGTCTACCATGTAATCATGCACGTTCTTTATTGCTATTACCGCCGCAAGTTTTATGATTACCAGTGTAGCTCCCGCACAAATCAGAATGACTTCAATTTTTGTTTTCATGAGAATAATGCCTTCCAAGTAATTGGTCCCACAATTCCATCAACTTCAAGATTCATGGATTTTTGAAATTCCTTGACTTGAGCCTTTGTATCATTTCCAAAAATACCATCGGCAAAAGTAGGAAAACCATGCATTGTTAATGCTTGTTGACAAAGCTGAACGTATACCCCGGTATGTCCCTTCATGATCATGGGATAATCACTAGTGTCTACTTTCTTTGGCGCGTCATCATACTGCGGACGATAAAATCCAAGGCACACATTCATCATTCGTCTTCGCTCAAGCACCATGCCTCCATTGGCATTATTGGCAGGAGACGTATTCCCCTCAACTGCCATTATATACCCATTACCAACTGCGGTCACAATACCAGTATGCGAAGCAGTTTTCCCTCTTGAAAAGTTATAAAATGCAATATCGCCAATTTGCGGTTCGGAAAACAACCTGCCTTTTGATCTAGCCCAATTCATTAACGTTGGACAATATGCAGTTTTTTTGCCGTCATAAAACAGATTATCAGCACCAACCGAATGAAAAACGTACCACACAAAAGAGCAACACCACGGGTACGAAGATCCGCTGACGGCTCTGCCGTAATAGGCAGTGTTAAAAATCACTTTGTTAATAGGTTCTTCTACAATCCCAATGTAACTTCGTGCTTTCTCGATAATCCGCTGAGCGGTCATGATATTGTTCCACCTCCTGCATCTGCGAGTCCCTCACCAATCAAATAACCCACCACAGATGCACCTGACATGATCAAGGCGGCAACTTGAGCGGCATCAGATTCAGATGCGCCACGAAAAACCATAATTCCTGAGACAAAACCTGCTACCGCTACCCATAATTTACGACTTGTCAGCTTTCTTTTCCAGTCAATTTTCATAATGTAGTATCTCCTTTTTAATTTCGTCCATTGAACTTCGAAGGTCATCGATGCGATTCCACTGAGTCTTATTGTCCTGTTCGAGAAGGGCGAAGCGTTCGATAATTGTATTATGCTTATCAACTTTCTTCTCAAGCTCAGCAATGCGGTAGTTGGTCAGCTTGTTTGCCGCCATAATTCCTGTGACTGATCCAAATGCAGTGCCGAGCAATGACAGCACTGCAACAAGTACCTCAGATGTCATATTCCTTACCCCTCAGATTTTTATTTTATTATATCACGGGGATTTCTCCCCGTGAATAAATTTATTCGCCTTCTGCGGTTGTCTCTTCCGGCTCCGGTGTCGGCTGCGCGTTCGGGTGCTTGTGGCATTGATACATAACGGGAGATCCCCTCTCAGGGGCTTCACGCCGCGCCACGTATGGTTCTCTCACTGCTCACACGCCGGATTATGCCAGCTCCACGCCGAAAAGAAGAATGTACTGTTCCCGAACCAGTGCCTGATACTCTTCCGGTACGTCTTCGATTGCTTTTGTCCCACGATGGATACACCGCGCAATAATGCGTGCCATTGCTTTGCTCATTTC